GCAGGTGCAGTCATAGTCATTGGATTCTCATTCATCACTGCCCTATGGATGGCTGCTCTCATTAGTGCTATGACTGGCTTGGTCAGAGAGATATATCAGCGGTACGATCAGGATAGGGCATGGTATGACTTTGGTGCTGGTAGTCGATTAGATATGATCTTCTGGTCACTTGGTACGGCTGCAGGCGTTGCAATAATGTTGCTCTGGTAGTATGTCCTTCGGCACATTCTCACATGGAACACAGACTTACGGGACATTAGTTACTAGCACTGGTATTAACTCATATATTATATCTCCCTCTGGGAATATAACATTAAGTGGAACTATACCATTAATCAAAACAAAGGTTATTTCTCCATCAGGAAGTGTAGTCTTTAGTAGTACAGTACCCTTAATCAAGACTAAGATAATAGTTTCATCAGGTTCAGTTGTTTTTAGTGGGGCTAGTGATTTAGTAAAGACAAAGATAATAATCCCTACAGGGGCAATAGTATTTAGTGGAACTTCCCCTTTTAATTATAATAGTGCTCCCCTTTTAGAAAATACAAGATTACCAATGACAGGAATAGGAACTTAAGATGCCATTTACCACTAACGGAAAAAGAGATTATAAGCGTGAACTAGAGTGGGAGCATAAGAATAAGCCCAATCGAGTTAAAGACCGTGCAGCAAGAAACGCTGCCCGTAAGCAATCAGGACTTAAAGTAGGAGATAGTAGAGAGGCAGATCATATTAAGCCTTTATCTGAGGGTGGTTCTAAAAAGAAAAGTAATGTTAGAATCATCTCTGCTAAAGCAAATGCTAATAAAGAAGTGACCCGTAAACGTAAGAAACCTGGGAATAACTAATGGCAAATATTAGAGATCTATCTTTTTGTAGGGAAATAAATCCTATTCCACCCTATATTCCAACATTAATATCAACTCATTTTGCTGTTAGCCACACAACTGCCCCCTATATTACAGTATACCCTTGGAGTGCTGCAGGCTTTGGTACAAAATATGCTAATCCCGCCACTCCTCTTCCGCTGACGGGTCGTGGAGTTTTTTTTACAAGCCCCGTAGACACACTTGTAGTAACTCATGATAATGCTCCTTTTATATCAGCATATGCCTGGTCTGATGCAGGATTTGGTTCTAAGTTTGCAAATCCTGCTACGGTTGTTGGCTGTACAAATCCGATGTATAAGGTTAGTTTGAATAAGGCTAATAATGTAGTAGTTGCTGCTGCAGCGAATGGAGCTGGTGTGTGTATTAATGCATATGAGTGGGACTCTGTCACAGGGTTTGGTTCTAAGTTTGCCAATCCCGCTTCATCTTCAGGAATCACTGCGAACCATGAAGCTGCTTTTAATAATGATGATACAGTAATAGCCATTGGTGCTGTAGCGTCTCCATATATTCATGCTTATACATGGAGCAATGCGACAGGATTTGGTGCTAAGTTTATAAATCCAGTCTCTCTTCCGGCAAATGCAATTTATGGTGTACAATTTAATTCGACTGGAACTGCCCTTGCCTGCTCTGGTGCCGTTTCTCCGGGGCCAATTGTATATGGCTTTTCAAGTGGGTTTGGTACGAAATTCTCTAATCCAGCAACACTTCCCTCAATAACTTCGAGTAGGTCTATATCCTTTACCCCAGATGATAGTGCACTTATACATGTAGGGGATCAGTCCCCCTATGTGGAGGCATATGCTTGGGATAATACAACAGGGTGGGGGACTAAATATAGCAACCCTGGTACACTTCCCGCAGGGGCAGGTTGGGGCGTGGCTATATCTGCTGCAGGGGATTTTGTTGGTTTAGCAAATACGGGGGCTCCAGCTCATATGTCGGTCTATCCTTGGAGTGTCTCAACTGGATTTGGTACAAAAGTCACTAACCCTGCCACACTTCCGACAGGAACGGGTTCAGATGTAGCTTTTGGTAATACACTCTTATAAGGAAAATATGAAATACGAACAACTTAGTACAGATTATATTGATGATTTTATAGCAGATGCTCTTTATTCAAGGGAAATAGAGTACTTTCATTATGAGTTTGATAAACAGAATTTTGAGGAAATGATACAGCAAGACCTCCCAATAGAATATAAAGAACAATTAAAAGCACGGATTAAAGAAACAGAAGAACAAATGGAAAAAGTAGAGCAAGTTTACCAAGCTCTTAGAAAACAAATTAGAAATGAAGTATCATACAAGAAGGCTGTTAAACGTACTACATTAAAAAGAAACCTTGGATAATCGAATACCAATTAAAAGCATTGCATTTGGGGCTATTGGTTTAGTTGCTATTGCAATGTCAGAGGTATTTAGTCCAGTTGTCTACAAAGATAGTGTTGGAATTGATACAATTGGGTATGGAGAAACACTAGGAGTTCGTAAAACCGATAGGACGACCCCTGAGAGGGCCTTGGTTCAATTATTAGTAAGAGTTGATAGTGAGTATGCCACAGGGGTAAAAGAATGCGTTAAAACCCCCTTATTTCAATATGAATTTGATGCTTATGTAAATCTTACATATAATATTGGTGTTAATGCTTTTTGTAAATCAACTATTGTAAAGGAATTAAATAATGGAAACTATCAAGAAGCTTGTACAGGGATTAAAAGATTTAATAGGGCGGGTGGTAAAGTGGTTCAAGGACTTATAAATAGAAGGGAACGTGAATACCAAATGTGTATAGGAAAATGATTAGTCTAGACCCGATTCATTATATAGCAGCAGGAGCACTAGTAGTTTGTATAGGTCTTGGAATATATAATAGGATACTATCTGCAGAGCTTGAGACTGCACAAACCATTAATAAAACTACGAAGGTGATTGGCGATGTACAAAATGCCCTTACAAAAAAAGAAGATCAAAAAAGTAAAGAAGTCAAAGAGAATCTAGATGAAAAATACAACAAAACTATTACTGATTTGCAGTCTACTAATAAGCGGCTGCTCAACTCTATTGCCAGTAGCAGCAAACTGCCCAGATCCACTCAAGTATGCACCGGAGGTGGCGAAAGAGAAGAAGTCAACTGGCCCCTCATTAATCAAGCGTTACTTGAGTTCAAACAAGAAGTTGGAGTCCTCATTGGAGAAGGCGATCAAGCCACCGCAGCTTTGGACACCGTCAAAGACTGGATTCTTAGAGAGACCAATTGAAGAATAAGATAGAAGAAATAAGAGAACAAGCAGAGAATGACTTTGTATCTTTTGTTCGTCTGTTAGCTCCTCATATTCTACTTGGTAGTATTCATATAGAATTAATGCACTGGTTAACTAGACAAGATGCTAAAAATAATAGGCTTGTACTTCTACCTAGAGGACATTTAAAGAGTAAACTTGCAGCATATTTAGCAGCATGGTGGATTACAAAGAATCCCGCAGTCACTATTTTATATGTTTCTGCAACATCTCCACTAGCAGAGAAACAATTATACCAAGTTAAACTTATTATTGATAATCCTATTTATAGGCGTTATTGGCCTGATATGATAGGGGCAGAGGAAGGTAAAAGAGAAAAGTGGGCTGTAGAAGAGATATGTGTAGACCATCCAATAAGAAAACTAGAGGGTGTACGGGATAGCACAGTTAAGGCTGTAGGCATTACTGCCAATGTCACTGGCTTCCATGCAGATAAGGTTATTCTAGATGACTTAGTAGTACCAGGCAATGCTTATACAGAGGAAGGAAGAGATAGAGTTGCTGCCTTATACTCTCAATTAGCTTCTATTGAAAACCCAGATGCAGAGGAAGTTGTAGTTGGGACTCGTTATCATCCTAGGGATATATACAATAGCCTTATAACAATGAAAGAAACTGCATATACTGATGATGGTGTTGAGGATGAAGAAGATAATGTATATGAGGTATTTCAAAAGGTTGTAGAGGAAGAGGGTGAATTTCTATGGCCCCGCCAACAACGTAAAGATGGAGCATGGTTTGGTTTTGATCCAAGGGTACTCTCTAGGATTAAAGCTAAGTATATAGATCTAGAACAATTCTATTCTCAATATTATAATGATCCAAATGCCTCAGAGTCAGGGGGTATTAATAAAGATAAATTCCAATACTATGATAAGAAGTTTCTAAATCAAACAAATGGAGATTGGTATTTTAGAGAGAAGAAACTTAATGTCTATGCCGCAATTGACTTTGCATTCTCATTAAAAAAGAAGGCAGATTATACAGCCCTAGTAGTAGTTGGAGTTGATAGTGGTAGTAATTACTATGTTTTAGATATTGACAGATTCAAGACTGATGGGCGAATTGTAGAGTATTATAATTACATTATAAAAGCCCAACAAAAGTGGGGATTTAGAAAGATTAGGGCTGAAGTAACTGTAGCTCAACAAGCTATTGTAAACGAATTAAAAGAGAGTTATATAAAACCAAATGGTGTCTCTCTTTCTATTGATGAGTATCGTCCTAATAGGCATGAAGGAGATAAGTCTGAAAGGGTATCGGCTATACTAGAACCTAAGTATGACAATATGCAAATATGGCATTACAATGGTGGAAACTGCCAAACTCTTGAAGAGGAGCTTATCTTAAGGAGAGCCCCACACGATGACATTAAAGAAGCTTTAGCAAATGCAATTAATATTTCAATTGTCCCTAAACAATGGAACAGAGGACAAACAAATATATCACAATTAAATAGTCATCCCCGTTTTGGAGGAATAATGTAATGGAAGTTAAAACTATTCAGCAGCATTTAAAGTTGGTTAATCAAAGAGATAAACAAGAGAAAGTTCTTACAGGTATGGATTTGGCTGCTCGTAGGGTTATGAATATACCACAACCACAGCCAGCCTCTAATAGAGCCCCTGTAGACCTGTCCGGCAGGGCTGCCCTTGCTCGCCGCTATCAAAGGAAAAAGACATGATTCCGGCAATAAAAAATAACGGTAGTTTTGCCGGAAACATAATGACCCAAAGGAAAATATAATGGCAGGTAAAGTCGCAACAATTCAAAATCTATTTGATGCAGATACAGCCGCTTATCGGCTTTGTGCTCTATATGAGAAGTGGAGAATACAGAAGACTACAAAAGAATCTGAGTGGAAAGAACTTCGTAATTATCTTTTTGCTACTGATACTTCTTCCACAACTAATAGTGCTCTTCCTTGGAAGAATAGGACTACTATTCCCAAGCTTACACAGATACGGGATAACCTCCATGCAAATTATATGGATGCTTTATTCCCAAATGATAAGTGGGCTAAGTGGGAAGGAGATAGTGAGGATGCTGTCTTATCAGCTAAAGTAAAGGCTATTGAAGCTTATGTTGAGAATAAGACTAGACTCTCTGGATTTAGAGAGACAGTGTCGCAACTTCTTAATGATTACATTGATTATGGTAATGCTTTTGCAGAAGTTATATGGGTAAATCAAAAACATTTTGATCCTATTACTACAGAAGAGATTACTACATATGAAGGGCCAAAACTCCTTCGTATCTCTCCTTATGATATTGTATTTAATCCTGTGGCTTATTCCTTTGATGAAAGTCCTAAATTCATTCGCTATGTTAAAAGCGTAGGTGAGCTTGTTAAAGAGATGAAGTATCGTTCAGACTTACAGTTTGATGAATCTGTCTTTAAAAAAGCAATGGATCTTAGAACTAAACTTATGGGCTTTAGAATGGAAGATATTAATAAAGCCGAGGGTTATCAATTAGATGGATTTGGTTCTATGTCTGAGTACTATCAATCAGGTATGATTGAGATTATTGAGTTTGAAGGAGATCTGTGGGACGAGGCCAAGCAAGAACTACAAGAGAATAGGATTATAACTATTATTGATCGTAAATATATTCTCCGTAACATTGCTAATCCTAACTGGTATGGTAGAGGGAATAAAATTCATGTTGGTTGGAGGGATCGTCCTGACAATCTATATGCAATGGGGCCTTTAGACAATCTCGTTGGTATGCAATATCGTATAGACCATCTAGAGAATTTAAAAGCAGATGCAATGGATCTTACTATTCTCCCTCCTGTAGTAGTTCAAGGAGATGTTGATCCGTTTACTTGGGCTCCAAAAGAAGTTATTCATATTCCTGAGGATGGGAGTATAACTACTTTGCCCCCTAATCCAGCAGCCTTCCAAGTTAATAATGAAATAATGGGGCTTATGGCTCTAATGGAAGAAATGGCAGGAGCACCTAAGCAAGCAATGGGTGTTCGTACTCCAGGGGAAAAGACTGCATTTGAAGTTCAAACTCTGGATAATGCTGCTCAACGTATCTTTTTCCATAAGACAAATAAGTTTGAAATTGGTCTGATCGAACCTGCCCTAAATCAATTCTTAGAAGTTGCTAAACGTAATATAGACACAGCAGATGTAGCTAGGGTTATGGATACAGATATTGGTGTTGCTGACTTCATTACCATTACTAAAGAAGACATCACGGCTAAGGGTAAGATTCGTCCTATTGGTTCTAGACACTATGCTGCAAGGAATCAGTTAATGCAGAATCTAATGGGAGTGTATAATAGTCCTATTGGGAATATGATTGCTGCTCATACCTCTGCTAAAAACCTTGCTAAACTTGTAGAAGAAGCAATGGGCTTTGAAAGATTCCAAATTATACAAGAAAATGTAGCTGTATTTGAACAAGCAGAGACACAACGACTTGTGCAACAAGTAGGAACTACACTTGAAGCAGAAGAGGCTACCCCTGTTGAAGAAAATATGATATAAATAACTTGACAAATTACTCTATCTATGTTATAATGTATATATGCAATCATCTTTAAAAACAGAAGAATCAAAAGAATATACAAAAGAACAAGTCTTTGAAGTTATTCACCGATTTCTAGAAGAAGAATCTAAACTTACCACTAGAAAGATGATTAGTGAAGACTCTTTTACAGCACCAGCTTGGGCTGAACGCCAAGCATATTACCTAGGAATGTTAAAAGCACTTGATAAGTTTACTAAATTTATACCTAACTAAAGGATTATCTTGACTGATACAACGATTTTCGGAGACGACCAGTCTCCTGTAGTACCCGAAACAAATGTAACACCCCCTGCAATTACTAAACAACTCCCACCAGGGGTTGACCAATTAGTAGGAGAAGGGAAGAAGTATGCCTCTATAGATGTAGCTCTTGCAGCTATTCCTCATGCTCAATCTCACATCTCTAATCTTGAGAGTGAACTTGCAGTCGCGAGGGAAGAATTGAGTAGACGTAAAACTACTCAAGAACTTCTAGATGAGATTAAATCTGGGATTCCTCAGGGAACGACAATTCCTAAAGTAGAAATTAACCAAGATGAAATTGTAAATATTGTAAATCACACAATTGCTCGAAAAGAAACTCAAAGAGTAGCACAAGACAATACTGAAAAGGTACGTCAAGTGTTTATTAAGCAATATGGTGATAACGCAGAAAAAATATACATTGCTTTAGCGGCTGATGCAGGACTTACTGTTGATGCTCTAAACAACTTAACAGCTCTCTCTCCTAATGCGGTGCTAAAAATGGCAGGTGTTAAAGAACATAATGTTGGTAATGTCGGACGAATTCAAAGTGATGTAAATGTACAGGCTTTACAGTCTGGTAAACCACTAGAGACTAGTTCAGCAAAAGCAGCATCCTTTAATACTAAAGATGTCATGGCAGCTATGCAACGAGCAAGAGAGAGTCTTAAACAACAAAATGGT